TACGGCGATGCGCGGTTCGACCGTCCGGCCCAGATGCGGCGGTCGAGCGAACAGGATCGACGGGTCATCGACGCGCTCGTCGCCGCGGCGATGGTCCACCAGGTGGCGACCGCGTTGGACCCGGCACCCAAGCCTCGCTACATCCCGCTCGAGGACCCACCGAAACCCGGCCCTCGCTCGTTCGAGGATGAGGTGGCCGAACTCGAACGCTTCTTCAATGATGGAGACGACGATTGGTGAGCGACGCCCTGCTACTGGTCGGTCTCGTGGCTCTCACCGCGTCCGCCTTCCTCGTCGCCCTCCCGCTCGGTGTGGCCGTCCTCGGCTGTTCGGCCCTTGCGTTGTCGTGGGCTACCCGTCCTCACAAGAGGTAACCCGTGGCTCTCATCGACCGGCTCTTCGAGCGCCGTGCCATCTCGCCCCAGACGCTCTTCCGGACCGGAGCCGACACGCTCGACTACGGGCTGACCAGTGCCGGCGTATCGGTCACCGCCGATACCGCGCTCAACTACTCCGGCATCTGGGCGTGCGTCCGGCTCCTCGCCTCCGACATCAGCACGCTACCCGTGGACGCCTTCCGGCGCGTCGGCGAGAGTCGGCTGTTGCTCACCCCGCAACCGTCCTGGCTCCGCACGCCCGATCCGCTCGACCCGTCCATCACGCGCATCGACCACTTCGCGCAAGTGGCCATCAGTCTGTTGCTCGACGGCAATGCGTTCATCCTCGCGACGCCGTTCGTCGGCTCGGCCGCGCGGCTCGAGGTGCTGAACCCGCGGCGGGTCGAAGTCAAGAAGCCTAGCGGCGCGCCCGAGTACCACGTTCGCGACCCGCGCGGCGGCGTGGCCGACGTTCTCTCCCCGATCGAAGTCATCCACGTCAAGATCAACGCCAAGCCGGGCGCGCTCCGCGGCATGTCGCCGATCGACGCGAACCAGGGGTCCATCGGTATCAGCCTGGCCGCCCAGAAGTGGGTGGAGCGGTTCTTCGCCCAAGGCGCGATGATGCCCGGCTTCATCGAGGTCCCGATCGGGGCGGCGCCGACCTCCATCCAGGAGATGCGCGACGACCTCCAGAAGCGCAACGGCGGCTGGAAGCGGGCGGGCCTCCTGGGGTTCCTGACCGACGGCTCGAAGTACACCCGCACCGGCATCACGCCGCAAGACGCGGACCTCGCCAACATCTTCCGCCACCAGCTCGAAGAGGGCGCCCGCATCTACGGCATCCCGCCGTTCATGGTCGGCTCGCAAGAGCCCGCGGGCGTCGCCTACGCCTCGTCGGTCGAGCGCTCGCAACACTACATCGACCACTGCCTGATCCACTACATCGCGCCGATCGAGGCGGCCTACGACCGGATGGTCCCCGGCGATCAGCGACTCCGCGACTCGGGCTCCGATACCTACCTGAAGTTCAACCTGAACGCCTTGCTCAAGGGCGACCCCGCCGCGCGGGTCGCGTTCTACAAGGGCATGTTCGAGATCGGCGGGTTGTCGCCCGACGAGATCCGGTCAAAGGAAGAGATGGCCCCGCTGGCCAACGGTCTGGGCAAGGACCACTACTACCCGTCCGCCAACTTCACACCGCTCGGCACCGTCCCAGCCACGCCGGGCACCGCCACCCCTACGGGAGTACCACAGTGACCATCAAGACCCGCGAAGAGATGCGCGCGGTCCCCGTCTTCGGCGACTTCGAGTTCCGCGCGGACGGCGACGCCCCGCAGTTCAGCGGCTATGCCGCCCTGTTCAACACGCCGTCGGACGCCCCCTGGTTGCCGTTCGTCGAGACGATCCGCCCCAGTGCCTTCCGGGCCAGTCTCGGCTCGAAGCGGGACCACAGCCTCGTCATCAACCACGACGACAACCTGTTGCTCGCCTCCACGCGGACCGGACGGTTGCGACTGGCCGAGGACGAGCGCGGCTTGCGCGTCGACGCGACCCTCGCCAAGACGAGCTACACCGCCGACCTGACCGCGCTGTACGAGGCCGGCGAGGTGCGCGGCATGTCGTTCTCGTTCAAGCCGACGCGCAACGGCGTCGTCCAGACGGCCAACGGTCGCGAGCTGACCGACGTCGTGCTCGGCCACGTGACGGTCATCACCACGCTGGTCCCCGGCTTCTCGGCCACCGGACCAACCGTCCAGATCCGGGCGCTCGGCGAGCAAGTGTCAGCCGACCCCGACGACATCGAAGGGCTGTTCGACGCCCTCCGCGCCGGCACGCTGAGCGAGGAGCAAGTCCACTTGCTCCAGCGCATCGCCGGCCACTACCACACCGAACCTCCCGCCGAGGCGACCGAAGTCCGGTCACTCGACGAGTGGAAGGCCCTCCTCATCGAGAAGGGTCTACGCAAGCCATCCGAAGAGACCGGGACGGAGGACGGAGCCGCCTGAAGCGGCCACCACTGACGTCACCACCTAGTCGGGGCACTCTCCATCCGTGGGCCTTGGCCCACCCATGCCTAGGAGTACCCCTTTCATGGATAAGTACCTCGAAGATATCGTCACCAAGCAAGGCCACGCAATCGCTCGCATCGACGAGATCATCGACGCGGCCGAGAGCGAGAACCGCGCCCTCACGCCCGAGGACAACGCGGCCCTCGAGAAGGCGAACGCCGACTACGACCTACTGAAGGCCGAAGGCGACAAGCTCGCCTCGTACAGGGAACGCGCCGCGGCCACCGAGTCGATGCGCGCCTCCCTGCGTCCCGCCATCGCGGCGATGCGCGACGACCCCAGCATCGGTCGGGTCCAGCTTGAGCTCGGTCCCGATGGCGTGCTGACGCGCGCCGCACTCGCCTTCGCGAAGGACGGCACGTCGTCCGCGTTCGAGTCCTACCAGCACTTGCCCCTCGGCATCGCTGGTCAGGCCGAGTACCGACGCGCCATGTCGGTCGGCTCGCAAGGCGCGGGCACGACCTTCCCCATCGGCTTCATCGACTCGGTCCACATGTTCGAGCGGACGCTCAACCCGATGATCGATGTCGCCACCGTCATCAACCGGCCCTCGGGCGCGCCGCTCCAGGTCCCGACGACCACGGCCGACGTGACCGCGGGTGGCTCGGTGACCGCCGAAGCGGGCGGCATCACCGAGGGTGACCCGACCCTCTCGACGCCTCAGATCAACACCTACAAGATCGCCCACACCGTCCTGTACTCGGCCGAGCTCGACCAGGACAACGTGGTCGGCCTTGACTCGGTGCTGGCGCGTTCGGTCAGCCGGCCCATCGGCATCGGCTGGGGCACGTTCTTCACCAACGGCACGGGCACGACCCAGCCGTGGGGTTTCCTCCAGCGGGCGCAGAACGGCGGCACCGCCGCCGGCACGACCGACTACGGCGCGTCGGGCAAGTACATCGGGTGGGGCGATGCCTACACCCTGTACTTCGCTCTGGCCGCTCCGTACCGGCTGTCGGGTTCGTTCATGACGAACTCGCTGGCGCGCATCCGCCAGTGGCGTGACAGCAACAACCAGCCGGTCTTCCAGCCCGCGCTGGTGCCGGGTGCCATCGACACGCTCATCGGCAGGCCCCTCTACGAGAACCCGGCGATGTCCGTGGCCGGCTCGGCCAACACCGCGATCGCGTTCGGCGACTTCTCGCAGTACTACGTCTTGAACGTCGCCCCGGTCCGGGTCGACATCAGTCGCGACTACAAGTTTAATACCGACCAGTTGGCGTTGAGGGTTGTCACCCGACGTGGTGGCGACCTGATCGACGCTGCCGCCGTGAAGTTCCTCGTCTCGCAAGCGGTCTAGCACCCTTCGGGACGTTCCCCGGTCGAAGCGGTCATCCGTGCATTCGGGTGGCCGCTTCGCCACGTTCGGGAGTTCGGGTTGAAGATCCTGTGGGCCTCCAATGCACCGTGGGCGCCGTCGGGCTACGGCACGCAGACGCTCCAGGTCGTCAGGCGCTTGCGCGCGGACGGCCACAAGGTGGCCATCGCAGCCAACTTCGGCATCCAGGCGCGGATGATGACCGACGACCTGTTGCCGGACGTGCCGATCCTCCCGGCGCTCTATGACGGCATCGGCAACGACATCCTCCCCGCGCACTACCAGTTTTGGAAG